CCAGCACCACCGCTTAGGTTGGAGTTGGCGATTGTTATGTCTGTGCTAAAGTTTGGCATATCGTTTTGTTAGTAGTTAGAGGTGTTAATGCCAGTGCTAGATCCGGCTCCTAAGCCACCCATGGTTGGCCTGCGTAACACAAGGGATGCCGCACCACGTCTCTTCTTTTTCATCGGAGCCTCTTGCTCAGGTTGTTTAACTGTTTCAGCTACGGCTGTTGGGGGTGGTGGAGATGCGGGTGGCTCCGGGGGCTTGGGGGTCTTGACAGACATGCACATGGGTTATTCGGGGGTAAGGAATTGGTTCTCTAACTGGTCTTCGTGAAGGGTCTTTAGAAAGTTAACAAGTTCTCGCTTCCCACTATAAAAATCAATCTCCCGAAGCGAATCGCTAGGGGAGAAATCTTTGCTTGGCACGCGTTCGTCCAAGAACTTTATGAGGTCATCTGGTATGCTCGGAATGTAATCATTCATGTTTAACTTTCCTACTATGGGCCTTATTCTCTATACAACTTCGTTCCAGATGAGCTAAAGCACGCCAAGCAACAGCCGCCCACTCCCCCTCAAGCATGTGTCGGAGCAAGGCATCAAGCTCATCCTTGGACTTACTCATGTCCCACCATATCTCATCTTCGGGGTGGTGTTGGATGTTACCTTTGTAGCTTTGTTTGGCTACTTCCACCAAGGCATGGGGAAAATAACACATCAACCCACGATACAATGGGATCTGTTTGCGCTCCTCGGCGGTGCCTTCGATTGTTATTGTGTTGGGGTCCATAGTGTTATCTCCTTTGTTTCTTTGTTATAGTATCCATCTCTAAGGATGAAGGCCATCCGGGCATTGAGTAGGGCATCCTCCTCGGTCATCCCAGCTTTCTCGTAGGTGTTAACAACCGTCTGCCACTCGGCACCATCTTTGTTAAGGATCTTTTCGGCTGTCTTTAGGCCCACCCGTGGGACACCAAAGTATCCATCGGTTGCGTCACCGGCTAAGGTTTGCACTAGGTGTTGGAAGTCAGCTTCCATTTTTGTTATCTTACGTAGGTCATCCTTAAGGAAGTTATACCAAGTGCAAGGGACGGTCGCGAAGTCCTTGTCTCCACTAACAATAACCGAACCATCGGGGTCACGGCTACCAATGATACCTAGGACATCGTCGGCTTCCAAGCGGTCCACCCGGAGAGACTTCCACTCATCACAGGCCCACTCACGAAGGTCATTGATGCCTAAGGGTGATCGCTTGTCCCGGCGGTGGGCTTTGTAAAGTAGGTTTAGCTCATGGCGAAACGTGTAGCGATCCGAGAACACCATTGTTATCTCATCACCGTTGTCTTCGTAGGCGTCAAGGATCTCACAGATACAATCAGTCACCATGATGTAGGAATCCTTGAGGTCACTGAAGTCAGAGTGGACTGTGAAGATGTCATCGTCCCATCGGATCTCCTTCTCGGCTGCAAAGGCAGCACGGTAAAGAAGCATGTCGCCGTCTATGTATATTTTCTTACTCATCGTATTGGTGTGCAAGTAAGGATTCCGCTGCCATAGCTCCAGCCTTGTAGTTTTCATACTCTAGCTTCTCAATCGCCTCCAAGTAAGGGTTGTCGGTCCAATCAGAGGTTTCTCTATGCACCAACACGTTTCGGAATCCATCCCACCAAACGGGATAATCACCCGAAGAGAGTTCGACGGTGGCTTGCTTTAGTTTCTTTTTCCATTTTTTCATAAGTCTTTTTAGTGTGTGTCTTTCCAGGTTTTACCAATGCTATACTCACCATCAAGTGGGCACCGGAAGCTTAACAACTTACCAGCCCGTGCCAGTGAGTCACAGAAGAGTTGACCTAGTTCCTCCGCGTGTTCCTCAAGGCAACTGAACTGGACCTCATCGTGTATGTTACCGTGGAGTTCGTAGGGGTGAGAGGCCGACTCGTTAAATACAATGAGTGCCTTCTTCATCAGGACAGCGCCACTAGATTGTAATAACAAATTAAGAGCAGAGTGTGCCGAGCGAACCGGGAGTCGTCTTCCATCAATACCACCTAGCCACTGCTTACCTTTGAGAGCTTGCTCGATGTCTTTGTGTAGACGTTTAATGGACGGAGTCTTACGCATAAACTCTTCCTTAATCCGCTTACCTTCTCGTCTTCCTCCTCCAACAATTTTACCGATGAGACCGTCACCACCTCCGTAAAGGAATGCGTAGATAAATTTTTTCGAACTCGATCTGTCAGGCAAACCAGCCGCCTGTTGATTTACTGTATGGATGTCCCCTTCAATAATTGTGTTTGCATACACACCGTTGTCATAAGGATAGAGGTAGTGAGCGAGGCACCTAAGTTCTAAGCCACTGGCATCAGCACCTACTAACACTTTACCCTCCGGTGCTGTGAACAGATCGCGACACTGGGAACCATAGACCGCACGTGAAGCTGGCACTTGGGCTACGTTAGGTTTGCTGTGGGTGCATCGTCCGGTGACTGCGCCGTTTGTATTGACCTCACCGTGGATGCGTCCGTCCTTGACTAGTGTTAACCAACCTTGGCGACCCTCGGCTACTTGCCCTAGGCGTTTACTAATTAACAGATACTCCAATAACAACTTAGCCTCAGGTTTATCTATCTCCTTGAGGACTGCCTCATCAATCTTAGGTCGCTTCCCTTCGTATGCCTCTGGCTCCCACCCCATCTTCATAAGGCGTTCTGCTATCTGGTCCCGGCTGTTCGGGTTGAATGGGATGGTCTTGGTTTTGTTACCCGTCTTGACTGCCTTGTCGGCTAGGACTTGCTTCAACTTGTTTTCCTTGAGGACAAGCTTAAGGCCACCCTTGGTTGCAGCCGTGTATGTCTTGCCATTCACCTCAACGGTCCACCCTTTCGGTGTCTTCATCTCCTCGGTGGTTGACGGGAACATGTCTTGTAGTTCGTCCCGGAGTTCAGCCCGACGTGCCATAAGTTCTTCGGCCAGCTCGTTGGCTTTCTTTATGTCGAAGGGCCACCCGTTCATCTCCTGTTGTGTCATCAACTCCGCGAAGTCATGCTCAATAAATAACATATCTGCGGATGGTTTCTGGGCCATGAAGTGAAGGAACAAGTCCACCACCACATTAACATCCTGCTCACAGTAGTCTTGCATCTCTTGGCTCCACTTAGTCCAGTCTTCGGTGGCACCGTGGTCATCCTTTTCGTTACCCAAGCGAAGACCCCATGCCTTCAAGCTGTGTCGTCCTCTAAGGTTCTTCGGGAACTCTTCGCCA